GGCGATCTCGCCAGTGCTTACGCTTGTTACATTGTTTTGATTATTGGATGCCCCGTTATTGTTATTCATTATATGGTTAAGTATTAGGTCCACCTTTGCATCCAGCCGGGCGATCTCATATCGCAGACTGTCGTTCGTCATTGTGTTTCCACTTCTGTTATTGATTTGATTGTAAGCGTCATTGCTTACGGGACTATAGTTGCGTATCCGCACCGGTGATGTCAAGGGGAGTTGTGTATTTTTGAACATTATTGTCTGCCTCCTTTATGTAAAGCGATGTTCATAAACGCTTTTATATCAGAGAAAAATACAAGGGGTGTGTAGATTAAACAACGTAAAGTAGTTTAGCGGGTCGCCGCCAAGCTACTTGGTCGTGCTTTGTAAAAGTTTTATTGCGCCTTTGATGTCCGCGAAGCCAAGATCAGCGCAAGTCTTCGACACCCATTCCGCGTATTCCATGTATGCTTGCTGCATAAAAACAGTCGAGTACATGGTTCTGTAGTCGCGTTCATCCCTGTCCACGATTATCCATTCGTTCTTTTCACATTCTTGGATCATCGTATCGACCGCGTTTCTGCTGACGCCAAGCTGATAGACGATGTAACTTGGCGTAATGGGTTCCTCGTCCATAGATGCGATGATGCAATGCAGACAAAAAGAACGACGGTTTGTGGTGGACCGAACGTAGTTCAGTAAAGGTTCGTGCTCAGAGGAATACGGCCTAGAAAAAGTAGTAGAAGCTACCTCTAAGTCTAGTAGCTTGCGAGTGTATGCACGCACTAGCTGTCGCTCTTCTGACAATATGTATCCCCCCCGCAAGGCAGGGTTACTATGTATGGTGTAGTATTACAAGTCTGCGTCGCATACGCGCTCGAAAGTTTCGTTAGACACCATTATGTCGGAGAGTAGGCCGCGATCATTTTCGATCAGCCAATCAATCGTTCGCTCGCTTTCGAAGAACAGTGGGCTCGTGATGTCGCAGTAGCTATCGCCACTAATCTTTGCGCACCCACTTGTTAGCACGGTCAGCGAGAGAAGTGTCATTGAGAGTGTCGATTTCATCGTCTACGTCCTTGTGTATTTGAAGGTTATCTAATCGCTTTTCGTCGATCTTTCGTCTGATCTTATCTTGCCCGCGCGCGATGCCAGCGGAGTAGATGCCAAGCAGCGAGAGCGCGAATGTGGCAAAGACCAAACCGTAAAGTTGTAATTTGTTTATTCCAAACATCTTTTAAGCCCCCAAACCTACGCGCATGTTCACGCATCTAACAAAAGTTTTCCCCTCTGGCGGGGCGGTTGCGTTCAGCCTTGTGACAAGCTGACTACGACTGACCTCGCACGTGCGCTTGTCTTTATAAATGATTTGATCGCTGCCAACTCTGTGCGCATCTGGTACAAGAAATAGTACAACAATCACCCACATCTACCGCCACCCACTAGCCCAAGCTGCAAGGCGCTCTTTCATAATGTAGAGGCCGAGAAGAATTGTTATGCCCGCAAAGCCGAGCACGATGTACTGCGCCGTAGTGTCGAGCGATGAAAGGGAAGCAACGGCAGAGCCAGCCGAAGCAGCTACGGTTGCGGCTGAGGCTTTGACCGTCTTTGATTGGGCCGGGGCTGTGCGCTCTACGGCCCGGTTGCGAGACAAGTCTTCGCCGCCCAGCCATTTTTGTACGCGGAAGCCCGGACAGGCTTTAGAGCTTACTCTGTTGTGGCCGATCACCTTTTTGAGGGGGATGCCGTACTGGCCGCGTAGATCAGAGACGAGCTTGTATAGCGCAGCCAATTGCTCAGCGGTGTAGTGTTCGGTGGCTAAGTCGTCGGCGTCGGAACCGAAGCCACCGATGAGACAGATGCCGATGTCAGAGTTGTGGCCCTTTGCGTGAGCGCCACTGTCACCGAGGGGTCGCCCTTGAACGATGTCGCCTGTTCTGGATACGACGTAGTGGTAGCCGATCATCCGCCATTTTCTTTCTTCCCGATGCCAGCGGTCGATCTCTTTCATCTGTTCGGTGGCGCTGTTCTTAGTCATCCACTCTGGGCGGGTAGCGCTGCAATGGACAATGATGCCCTTGTGCTCGACGGTCATAGGTCAAATTCCTTTTTGATGGACGCGGACTGTGCGTCCTTGGTGAAACGTATTGGGTCCACTTTATAGGTTGACGGGGGTATGTCGTCCCATGTGCACGCGAGGCACAGCTTGCGGTCCATTGCGACGAGCACGTAGATGCCGTTGTATGGATGCTTCGTTCCAAGTTTGAAGTTGTAGCGAATAGTGTACCTGTCTTTTGGAAGTAATGCTTTAGACGCAGACTTAACTTGCACTCGCATCAAATGGCCGCGTGGGTGCGAGCACCACAGGTCGTCGCCCGGAAGGTCTACGTGCGTGGTGCGTAGGCCATGCTGTTCGAGCGTGAACGCAGCTAAAAACTCTCCCGCTCGTCCTCGATAAATATTTTCGCCGGGGTTCACTTGCTGCGCAACAAGTTTTCTAAGTGATTGATGGTCACTTGGGCGGCTGATAGGTCTGCGCGTAGGCGACCTATCTCCTGTAGTAGTTCTTCGATTTGCTCAGTCTTTCGATCTAGTCTGTCGGATAGGCGAGATACTTGATGCTTCAATGTATCTTGGTATTCGGCGCTTGCTTCACGTTTGTTTTTCTCCCGCATAGAAATGAAGGACCAGAAGCCAGCGCTGCCCACGAGAGCTACGGCTAATGTGATTATGTGTTCGAGGCCCATCATTTTTACTTCCTCAACCAAATACGCTTAACGTGGCAGCGAACCCCCTTAGGGGTTCGAGGTCACACAACTTCGTCTGCCAACCAAGCAGCACCCCAGAACATGAGAGCCGCACCGCAAATAAAAATTATGACGCCAGCGCCGATACCCAACCTCATAAAAAGTTTGTCACGTCGATCCGCTTCGTCCTCTAGTGCTTTACGCTTACGAACACGCGCGGCAGCCTGTTCTTTTACTACTAAGTCCCACATGCCGGGTGGCCCAAAAAGTCTGCACGTAGACTTGAGTTCGTCTTGCGCTTTCTTGTGAGCCATCTTAGCCGATGCAATCTCGTAGCCCTCTGCCTCTGAGGATGTGAGCCGTCCTAGAAACCCTTTGTGCTTGCCGCTTTCCGCTAGATTTATCTGCGCCTCTAAGTCAGCCAGCCTTCCGAAGGCAGGCAAAATACTGTGTACGTCTTTACCCGCCTTAACAGCAGACGAAATACTAGATGAGATTTTTGTTACCGCCCCCGCCAGTGCGAGGACTTCCACGATAGCCATAATTTTAATACGTCCAATTGTGAGTGAGGGTCTTTTTTTGAACGTACTGGTGAGTGTGTAATTTACATTTAATCTTGCTTGGGCAACGCGTCGTCCCTCATGTGCGCCGTAGCCTTCAAGTAAGCGCCGTACATGAGCTCCCAATCTTTTAGACGCATGACTACGAGGCTGTCCTCGATGAGCTCCCGGCTGCGCCTTGTGATGACTACGGGAACTTCCGGGGCGTGTGTTTGAATTATGTTGCGCTCGGCTTGTGCCATAGCATCTCGAAAGTTAAGTCGCTCTACGCGCTTGGCTTCGATAAAAATTTCTGGCGTACCCAACAGGTCGGCGCCGCCTACGCCGATGCCGATGCGGCCACCACCCGACAGAGGCGCACGACTACAACGTTCTTCTTTGTAGATGCGCTCGTTGAAATACTTAGCTAGGTCACGCTCGTATGCGTCGCCCTTTGCCTTTTGCGGATTGCCCATGTGCTAAGCCCCTAAGTGTGATCGTGTTTGATTTTTGGTGGTGAATTTGTGGCTGCCAGCACATGAGCTCAGGTCAAAAAAATCATCGTCCTCTTCGCGCTCGTGGCAAGTGTTGCATCTGTATTGGAGCTTTGGACGTAGCTTTGTGCATCCACAGTTTTGGCAGGGGCGAGACCAAGTAGGTATCGCCGCGCGCGATTGGTATTTTGCACCGGGAAAGAACTGCAAGTCTCTGCGCATGAGTATGCGCTTGAGGGTGTCTACGCAGCAGCCGATCTTGTCTGCCAACTCTTGATGACTGTAGAGGTGGTGGCTTTTCGCCAACCATTTCTCCTGTTCATCGCTCAAAGAAATCTTTTTTGCCAACTTCGATGCCCTGTTTTAAGGGGAATATATCAAGGTTGCTTACAAGACACAACGAAAACACCACCTTTAGTATTGACATTTTTGTCGAAGACGATAAACTCGCTAAAGCGTAGTTGACGAAGGCGAACGAAGCAACCAATGGAATTGGTGGCTTCGTGAAGACAGAGAAGACGTTAAGCGCGACGCGAGTTTATCGAAAGTTCTACGTCAAAAAAAGTTCACTCTACGGCTTGTTTTGGTTGCCTACGTGTTGCATGATGAAAGCATCAAAGTGATCCTCCCATACCAACTTTGGTAAACTCCCCCGCCGCTAGGTATTAACTACGGCGGGGGTTTTTTTATTTCATCGCTGCAATTCTGGCGCCGTGATCCATCGCTCGTATAGGAGCGGTCCACTCCTTCACAACGCTAAGAGGCTTGTTCACTTTGCTCGATGTGCAAATCTCCATGTCGCTCAGCGCTGCCCTTGTCACTCCATCCGCATCAACCCATTCACGCGCAAGCGTGCACGCCAATTGCTTCGGCGTTTGCTTGGAGACTATGCGTAAGTCCTCGGTCTCTTTGTGTCCTGAGAAGCCCAGATACATGACAGGCTCGTGCATGTCTGTGTACTCACGCACCTTTCCGTAGCGTAACTCGGTGCAGACCTCGATGCGTTCGTCGTTGGTGATGATCGGGGGGCTGCTCAAAGCCGACATGGGTATGTCGAACAAGTCACCGTCATACAGCCCTGCCTTTGCTTGGGCCGTAGCCTTATCGGCAAAGACTTGAGTTATCTTTATCTGTGTTTCCAACACGGTCAACTGATTGGAACTTCCAGCCTCTCGCCCAGAGCTACCCGTGCTTTCGCTTGGCTTGTTCGAGTGGTGGACTAGGATGACTGTGATGCCAACGTTGCGCAGCTTTAGGCATAGCTGATTGATACCCGACCACTCTTCGCTTGAGTTTTCTTCGAGCCCCGGAAACGCAGACCGTATTGTGTCGATCACTATTATGTCTGGTCGCGTGTACGCGATCCATCTTTGTAGTAGAGCTCGACCTTCTTGCGTGCGAAGGTTCATCTCGTCCTCTCCGTCGAAGGGAGCGAAGATTGTAAAACGATCACCAGCGTCACCGAACGAACTCATGCACCGCTTTAGAAACTTGGTTACGTTCGTGCGGCTGTTCTCGTAGTCGCAATACAAAACGCGCGGTACATCATGTAGCTCGAATGGGCCGAACCTGTCGTTGCCCGCCGCTGCTGAATACAATAGGTGGCGAGTGAACATGCTCTTGCCGTGCCCGCTGTAGCCGTGCACTTGGCATATCGTTCCAGACGTAGGGATGAATGGTTCGACAAAGTATCGCACTTCGCCCGCCTCGTCCTCAAGTCTTTGGATGTCACGCGTTGTGATGCCTCGTAACTTCTTTTGTTCTTCCTCTTCTTTTTCAGGCTCAAGTCTATCGGGGTGGTTCTTCGCTTCCATTCCCTCGACGCGCTGGCACATTTGCTCGACCTTCTTAATACTGATCGGCGTAGAGTAAAACTGATCCATGAAATCCGTAGCATTGCTTACAAGCTCACTGCCCCGTAACCCTTGGGCAGCGGCCTCCGATATACATTTCCACAGACGATCATCACGCGCATTACCGCCGCCTTCTGCAAGACGACCGTGTTTGCTTACAAGATCAGCCGTAGACTTCCAGATCGACTGATGAATAGACACATGCTCTAGGCTCATTCCCTCGAACTTGAACTCATTGAAGTCTACTACGTTGCTTGCTTGCGGGCGAACCAAAGTCTTTGGCGCAGAATACACAGGTAGATCATCCCAATCGGCGCCCTGCATTATCTGCCACGAATAGTTTTTAGATGGCGGCGCGAGTACATAACCTTTCGAGCCGCGTAAATCTAAGCCACCCACGGCGGGCCACTCGGCCCCGTCACCGTCCGCTCTGCCTACTCGGTTTTTTACCCAGCCTTCGTTGCGCGGATATTGGAAGTAGTAGTGCCAGCCCTTCCTAGTCTTTACAACAACTGGCGTGCTCGTGAGGCCCAGCTTCTCTGCTGACTGACGGGCTTCTTCGTTGTCACAATCTACGACAACCAAACCACTGAGCGGACCAGTAATTATTGCAAGCTGCGCGTCAGGCCACTCGGTCCACCACTTTATAACTTCCTGCTCTGTGGGTAATGTGAGTGCGTCTACATAGTGCCCCCACTTTGGCAGCGGGGTTTTCTCGGTGGGGGATATTGGAAGAACCCCCCACCCACGATCAAGGTATTCTAGTGCTTGATCCAGTATCTCCATCGGTAACTTCCTCTTTGAAATATTGATTGATGTCCAACTCAGGTTGCACACGTTTGATTTTTGAAAGGTAAACGGAAGAAACATAATTACGTCTACGCCAGCCGTTTGGAACGTTGCGAGACACGCCTAATTGTTCGGCCAGTGCTGCGCACCCACCCAAGTCCTCAAGCATTTTATTTATGTCGAACTTCATTTTTCTCTCTTTTTCCTCTTGTGATGCTGTGTCGTATAAGCTACACAGACCGAACATACAACGACAAAACGTCAGGAACACGCACATGGATGAGATTATTTTCGGTGATACGATACTTGCTACGAAGCCGATACTCAGAGAACAGCGTGTAATTGATGTTGCTACAAAGTTAGCTGAGGTGTCGTCCCGGCTGGAAAAGGATAAAGAACTCTACGGTTATTATAAAGAAATACTTGCCGCTGAGTTTCCCGAACAACCAGACGACCACACAATCGAGCTAGAGGATGGACGTGTAGTAGTCGTAACCATCCCCGAAAAATGGGAGTGGGATAAGGCGCAACTAAAGTCGCTTTACTCAACTAACTCTACACCAGATTGTGTGACTGAAAACTTTACCATCGTTAGGACAAAATTCTTGGCCGCCCCCGACGATATCCAAACAGCACTAAAGAAGGCGCTGACCATTAAATGCGGCCCACCAACAATCAAGGTTCAAAAATGAATATCACACCCCTCAAGACTAATGACGTGTCGGTCAAAGGCGCGTCGAAGACTTTGGTGTACGGTTTGCATGGGAGTGGTAAGACTACCCAATGCGCAAACTACGCCAAGGCTTTTGGCAAAGGCATCATTCTATCTGGTGAAAGCGGACTGTCGTCTATAAGCGACACAGACATTGACTACCTTCCGTTCACTACGTTTGATCGAACGGCGAATAGCGGCCATTCTTTCCGCGACTTGATGATGTACGTTGCTTCTGCTGATTTTAAGAAGCAGGGCTACAAGTGGATAGCGATTGATAGCGCCACTGAACTTTCACAAAAATGTTTTGCAGACGTAGAGGCTGAACTCGGAGATCAGAAAAATGGTTTCGAGAAGTGGGGTTTGTACGAGCGCAAGATTACGGCTGCTTTAAAATGGGTCCGCGACCTAGACATGCACGTACTTATCACCGCACTCGCGGCTGAGGAAGCGGACGATAATGGCGTAACAAATTTCTGGCCTATGATGGTTCAGAAGAAAGTGCAGAAGTTAATCCCTGCTTTGTACGATAATGTGTTCTGCCTTGTGCGTAAAACCTCGGAGCAAAACGGTAAGATGGCAGTGCACCGTTACCTCGTCACTGACCACGTAAATGGGTGGCACGGCAAGACACGTGACCCACACCGCCGCCTCGCGCCGTTTGAAGAGTGTGATGATGTGACCGACCTCATTACCCGCATCTATATGACCGACGAAGAATTTAAAAACTTTCAAAGAAAAGGAGCCGCATGATGGCTTGGAACGGAATGGAAAACCTCGATCTATCTGGGGTAACAGTGAAGCAAGGAACTTCTATTTTAGGCGTAGGTCGTCACGCCGTTAAGGTTATAGAAGCTGGCATTAAAACTGACGAAGTTAAAAAGACGCACACGCTCGAAATCAAATACGAAAACGACAAGGGCGTAGTCACGCAGTGGATTATTCTTAATCACCCTACGTCAGCCGATAGTGTTCGGATTGGGATGGAGCAGTTAAAACAAATGCTGGTCCTGATGGGCCACGAAGGCAGCGCATCTCCCGCGCCTTCATGGCTGGTGGGTAAGGCAATCGGGGTGAACATTAAAGCCAGCGAGTACAATGGAAAGACCCAGACACGCGTGAATTACCATTACGCTCTGAGTGACGAAGAGATTGAAAAACTCGGTGGCAAGCCAGCAACCCTAGATGATGCGATCCCGTTTTAGATGCAGCATCCCGTAGACCCCATTGCTCAAGCGGTTCTGGACGCCATCGACCTTGGCTACAATAAAGAAGTGCGCGGTGCAGCTAGATGCTACATCGGCGCTTCTATGGCTGGGACTGATTGCGTAGCTCAGATGGCCCTCTCCTTACGGGGGTTTCCAGACGAAGAGCCCGCGCCAAAACTCAAGCGCATCTTCTTTGCTGGGCATAAGATTGAGGATTGGGTTGTCTACGATTTGAAGAAGCGTGCCGACCTACGCGTCTACGAGAAAGACGAGATGACAGGTCGGCAGCACAAACGGGAATGGCTGAACGGGCACGTCGTGTGTCACTCAGATGGGCTCGTAGATTTTGAAGATGGCACAGGGCCAGCGATCCTAGAGATCAAGTCCATGAACGACGCCAACTTTAAAAGGTTTAAAACTTATGGGGTGCGCACATCCCACAAGAAATACTTTCGCCAGATGACTATGATGATGGCGATGTTCAATATCGAGCGCAGTTTTTTTGTATCTTACAACAAAGACAACTCTGACTATCACGCTGAACTTGTCTCATTCGATCAAGAAGAATGGGATGGCATGTACGTGAGAATACAAGCTGCGCTCGATGGGCAAGCAGGGCGCGTCGCGGACGCCCCAGAGAATATGGACTGCAAGTTTTGTTTCAAAAGGGAAAGTTGTTGGAACCCAACTCCGTTAGCCCCTGCTTGTCAATTTTGCACCCACAGTTTTGCTAACAAGAACGGCGGCTGGACATGCAAACTTACGAACAAAGAAGTCATGGACCCTTGTCCAAAGTTTGAACAATTT